TACACCTAGACCATATTAAGCCATTGGTTGAAGGAGGCGAAGCATTTAACGAAGAGAATATACAAATACTGTGTCGTGAGTGCCACGGACGCAAGACCGCTAACGAGGTATGGGGGGTGGGTTCCATCTCAAAGAGCGACCCCGATTATTCCCCCGACGAGTTGTCCTTTTTTTTGTAGTGAATTAGAAACCCCCCAACATGAAAGAAGAACTAGAACTGTGGCGATCCATTCAAAAAGAGTGCGTCGAGAGCCTGAAGAGACACGGCGCAATATTGGAAGCCATAACCGATAGAGGCCAAGCAGTTATAAGAAAGAACCCAGCGCTAGAAGCTTTGGCAAAGGCCGAAAAGAAAGTAGCAGAATTAGAAAAGTTAGTAGGTAGTGAACTCAACCTGGACTGAAAACATTATTGAACGCTACTGCGTTCTCACGGAAGACGAACACGCGGGCAAGCCAGTTAAGTTATTGGACTGGCAAAGGCACCTGATTCGTAATAGCGAGGGTAAGCGCATGGTTTGGCTAGAGATACCACGTAAGAACGGTAAGAGTGCTTTTATTGCTATGCTAGCCATAGCCCATATGCTAGAAGGCTTTAAGAATAACAGTAACCCGCAAGTAGTACTAGCAGCTGCGACCAGGGAACAAGCGGGCATACTGTTCGCCTACGTCCGGAACATGGTACTATTTAATCCGGAACTACAAAAGGTACTAGAGCCATACCGAAAAGAAATACGACTAAAGGGCCGCCCAGGCTATTTAAAAACGATTTCAAGCGACGGAGGCACTTCGCACGGCCTAAACCCTTCGCTTATATTATGCGACGAAATCCACGCCTGGAACGAAGTAAAGGGGCCGGACTTATGGGAGGCTCTGCGTACTTCAATGGCGGCACGTCCTTCTAAAATGGTGGCTATTACTACCGCGGGTGGCGCTTATACATTCGCCCACAAGTGGCACGAATACGCTGCGCAAGTAAAGGAAACCCCGGAAATGGACCCGTCTTGGCTGACGATAATATACGGCGCAGAAGATAACGAAGACCCACACGACCCGAAGGTATGGGCAAAGGCTAACCCCAGTCTAGGGGTAACGGTGAGCCTAAAGTACTTGGAAGAGTTAAGCAACACGGCGAAACACGACGAGCCGACGCTATTAAGCCTACGTAAGCTGCACCTAAACCAATGGGCGGGCAGCGCTCAACCCTATATAGAGCTAGCGAAATGGCTGAAATGCACCAACAAAAAGACCAACGTAAATAACTGGCGGTGCTTTCTTGGGGTTGACTTGGCAGCGGTAAATGACTTTACGGCCTACGCCATATTGTACTTTAATGGCGAAAAGTTCCATACGGTGCAGTATTACCAAATAACTGACCACGCTATGACCAAGCGTAAAAACAAGTACCCGAACCTAGTGCGCAACTGGGCCAAGAATGGGAACCTAGAAATAGTAAAAGGTGAGGTAACGACCACGGCCCACCGCCTGGCTATTATAGAACGCATTATAAACGAACACCCGGTTGAAGGAATATTTTTTGACCCATGGAACGCAGCCGAAACGGTGGACACACTACGCCAGCGCTACGGTAAGAACTTTTGTTACGAAGTGCGGCAAAGCGCACTTATGATAAATGAACCCATGAAGCTACTATACCGAAGCGTAGTAACGGGCAATTTAACGCACGACGGCAACCCCGTTACCGCCTGGATGATAGCGAACACGAGCTTACACATAGATAAGAACGACAACTGGACTTTTCAAAAGGATAAGGCACCCGACCGCATCGACGGCACCGCGGCAGTACTTACGGCCATGGCTGGTTACGTTCATAACGCGCAAACGGGATTAAGCGCATACGACACGGAAGAAATTATTTTCGTTTAAATTTGTATATTTAATTTTTATTTTGTAAACTTTACGCGCACGTATGGCTTCATTTTACGACCGAGTAAAGCGCAGTATTTCGGGGGTAGTTAATCCCCGTCCCTGGCTTATTAACCTTTTTGGAGGCACCGGCACTACCGCCGGTGAGAATGTAAGTAGCACAAATGCGCCAAAGGTCGCCGCGGTCTACGCGTGCGTTAACCTTATCGCAGACACTATTTCCAGCCTTCCTTTTCGCCTAGTGCGGGAAACGGAAGAAGGTACGGTTTACGTCCCTGGCTCTATTGACGATATGGTACGCATCTCGCCGAATAGTAGCTACAATTCGTACGCCTTCCGAAAAGCAATGATGACCCAGTTATTATTGCGCGGAAACGCCTACGTACTTCCTATGCGTAACGGCGCAAGCCTTGCCGGGTTCGAGCTAGTCGACACCGACCTAGTAACGGTTGACACAACAAACGGCCAACTTCGTTACCAGGTACACTTAACCAACGGCGTTAAGCTGAACCTAGAGCCTAGCCAAATTATCCACCTTAAACTTTGGACGCTCGACGGCATCCAAGGCGTAAGCCCGATTACCTACGCACGGGAAACAATCGGTACCAATATGGCGGCTACTAAACACCTTGGCAGTTTCTACGGCCGAGGTGCTACGCCAAAGGGCATTCTTCAAATTCAAGGTACTATTCGCGACGCTGACCGCGTACGCCAAATTGGCCAACAGTTCGACGCTCGTTACGCTGGGGATAACGCCGGAGGTACTGCGGTACTTACCGAAGGTGCGGAGTACAAGCCCGTAGCTATGAGCATGCGTGAAAGCCAGTTTTTAGAAACGCTGCGCTTTGGTGTAGAAGAGATTTGCCGCCTTTACAAGGTTCCACCGCATAAGGTGGGCCACATGGAAGGGGCCGGCTATTCAAATAGTATTGAGGCACAAAACGCCCAGTTCGTTACTGACTGCATACGCCCGTTAGTAGAACTTATTGAAATGGAATTTACGGCGAAGGTTCTTAACGGAAACCGCCGCTTTAACTTGGACATGCGAGCGCTTATGCGTGGCGACATCATGACCCAGGTACAACGTAACGTAAGTTACTGGAATATCGGGGTAATGAGCGCTAACGAGATTCGTAAGGAAGAAGGGCTAGCCCCTATTGCTGACGGGGACGTATATAACAAGCCTATGCACATGAGTCCACAAAATGACGTAAACAATGGACAACAAGGAAACACGCAGCCTACCGCTGCCCAATGATGGAGAAGGACGAAACGTTAGCGGATATGCCGCAAACTTTCGAGAATATGACATGGGTTCTTTTAGGGAACGCATCGAGCGTAGCGCCTTCGATAACTTGGACGCTTACGACATCCATGCTCTATACAACCACGATTACGACAAGGTACTGGCCCGAAGAAATAAAGGTAAAGGAACCCTAGAACTTACCACCGACGAAACGGGCTTAAAGTTTGGTTTCGAACTTCCCGACACCGCGACGGGTAACGAAGTACGTACACTTGTAGGACGTGGGGACGTAGACCAGGCGAGCTGGGCATTCACCGTAAAAAGCGAAGAATGGCTAGACGTACGCAGCGAAAAACCCTTACGCGTTATTAAAGAAGTAGGCGAAATTTACGATATTAGCCTTACGCCCCGTGGCGCAAACCCTACTACTTCCGTAGCTCTTCGCAGCTTGGAGGCAGCACAACAAGAATATAAAGAACCCGAACTGGCGGAACCAGTAATTGAAACAAAACCCGAAAACGTGGAAAACGTAGAAAACACCGAGGAACGCGCTGCGAATTTCGTAGACGCTTCCGCAGTTCAGGGCAAGCTCTCTAAATCCGAAGAGCGCGACCTGGCTAAATTCAATATCGTTAAGGCTATCAACGAGGCCCGTAACGGTAAACTTACTGGCGTAGAAGCAGAAGTAAACCAGGAAGGTATTGCCGAAAAGCGCAAGCTTAACCAAGACTACCGCGAAGGACACGCAGTAAACTTGCCCGAGTTCCTTTTCAAGCGTACCCAAACTGCCGGAGGTGCTACCACCGGTTCCGATTTGGTCTTTAACGAGCCTGGGCGGTATGTCGACTTCTTGTACCCCAACACGCCTATGCTCAACCTTTGCAGCGTAGCCGATAACTTGGTAGGTAACGTAGACTTCCCCAAGCAGACTTCTAGCTACTCTTTGAACTGGCAAACTGAAACGGGAACCGACACCGCGCAAGATATCAATTTCGACAAAGTAACTATGTCGCCAAAGCGCGCCGTAATTACCGCGTCTATGTCTAACCAACTGTTGCGCCAAGAGTATAGCCGCGGCATCGAGCAGCGCATTATTGGCCAGCTTAACGCTTCTTTTAACAAAGGACTTGAGAACGCAGTACTTAACGGCACTGGTTCTTCTAACCAGCCTTCCGGCATCTACACCGAATTGGCTGCGCAAGCTTTGACTATCGGCGCTATTTCTTTCGACGACTTGGTAGACATGGAAGCAGCTTTGGCAGCCGCCGACGCTTTGGACGGACGTTTGGCCTATGTTACTCACCCTAACGTAGTAGCTAAATTGAAGAAAACCAAGGTAGACGCTGGTAGCGGTCGTTTCTTGGTAGAAGGTATGCTAGACCCAGTTAAGACGGCCAACGGCTATAACATCTACAACACGACCCTTTCCAAGAAGACTTCCGGCAGCCCCGACACCTACGGCATTTTGTTCGGTAACTTTAACGACGTTCAAATTGGTTTTTGGGGTGGTGCTACTCTTATGGTAGACCCTTACACTAATATGAAGTCTAGCATCGTAGAAGTATTGGTAGAGCGCTTTATGGACGTTTCCGTTCTCCGCGACGCTTCATTTGCTTTGGCAACCGACGTTACTATCTAACAATGGCCAATAGCATTACATACACACCGCAAGCCATCGACCTAGCCGGGCTTAAGTTCTTTTGCCGGGTAGATGGTAGCGACGACGATAACCTTTTGACGTTCCTTTATGAGGCAGCGTGCGAAGAGGCTTTGTCTTACGCGCACGTGGTAGTAGGTAGTGCAGACATTACCAGCGACACAGTATGGGCAAGCTCTTACGAGCTTCCCTACTGGCCGCTAGGTACCATTACTTCCGTTACCGTTTACGTAGAGGGAGTAGCAACCGCCGACACCGAGTACGAACTACTCGACGGCGTTATTAGCCCTTCTATTGGCGAAGAGGGCGACCGTATGGTTATTGTATATACGGCCGGCTATGCCGCAGCGCCTAAAGACTTAATCCACGCTATTTACCAGCGTGTGAAATTCGGGTACGACTTCGGCGACGATATGCCCTACAACGTCGGCCCGCGTTTCTTTGATCGTATCGTATTCCGTTACCGTAGGAATTTTGCATGACCCTAGACCGACGCGTAACCCTATACGAACCCACCACCAGCGTAAACGCTAGCGGCCAGGTTAAGCGCAGTTTTACTAGCGCCGGGGAGTTCTACGCCCAGGAAGTTATACCAGGCATTGAGGTAGCCGGTAGCGAAGCGCTGGTTAACGATCAAATGCAAAGCCAATACACGGTTAACTGGCGTTTGCGTTACCAAACCGCAGTAACGGCAGAATGGAAGCTAGGTTACGGAGGTAAATACTACGATATTGTAAGCGTAGCCCCGGAGGGCCGCAAGCGCTATATTTTGGTAAAGACTAAATTGCGCGACA